TTGATGCCAAGCACGAATGGGCATCACGAATTGCAAAAGGTGCTGAGGGTACTGGTTACAATACTGAAAAGATGCCTTCTTCTGAATACATGCCCCTTTATTGCTGATTTTTTATTTTTTTAATTATGGAAACCGTAACACCAATCACCAATTCAAATCTTTGGTATCTTTGGTATGAAATAATCAAAGAAGATGATCCTGAAATTATGGATGAATTTATTGAAAATACCGCATCAAAAATGGAACTCACTGTTGATTATTTCACTCAGGAGTTTCTATGAAAGAGGAGGAGAAACTTATTATTGCCATTCAACAATTGTCAAATCTGATTTCTCTTTTAAAAGGAAATGAAGAGGAGCAATATATAAACATCAAACTCACCAGTGTGTATTATGAACTCCAACGACAAATTTCTTTATATCATTGATTATTGGGTGCCATTTCCATCATCTGAATATGGTGGATTGATTAACCTAATTGCAGAAAATGATCAACAAGCCTTTGATCTTCTTATATCTGAAGAATCATTTGATGATCGTCATGGGCACTTGATTATGGAGAGAGTTATCAATGCACAGAAGTTTAAGTTGGCAGATGATTATGAATGTGATATAATTGATGCATTTCTCACATAGTTGACAGATGATTATGTGAGTAGTATAATTAACTTGTTTTGCATTAAAAGACTAATGAATGAACGTTATCAAATTGAAGAAGAAGGAACAAGTGGATGGTTTATTGTTGATGATAAATTTAATCTGACAAAAGAACAGGCTAAGGAAAGTTATAATTTGTTAGTTTTAGAAGGATATAATCCAAATCGTCTCAAAATTGTTCGTACAAAATGATTGAACTTCCTCCTGATTTTATACATTCTGCACCTGAAGGATATAGTTATGAAGTTATCAAATTCAAACGTAATGTTTCTGGTATCTGGATTGTTAATCACAGGAAGTTTTCTTATACAGATACACCTCCAAAAAGTATATGGGGATTCTGGTGCAGTAAAAAGAAAAAATACTATTCACCTATTAACGCCAAAACAATTGGTAAAGAAGTCACTATAACTGATACTACTGCATTTACTGCAATGCAACTTAATCTTAATCCATTAGAACGATGTATGTACCAAAATTAAATGATTATGTAAAATGGAATAAAATTCATTTCCCAGTAGAAGGATGGGTTTATTTTGCTGATAATGATTATATTACAATTGAGATCGCAGTTAAACCAAAGAATTGTAATAAAGGCACACCACATCAAATGGACCATACTTTAGTTTTATGTCATAGACAATATTGGAATGAACTGACTCATGTGAAGAGTAGAGATTAAACATATTTCCACATGTATCCTTTCCAAGTATAACGTCCATTACTTTTAAGTGCTCTGTAAAGACCACTTTTATCATCAGTTCCAACATCTCTTAATGCTGCGGCACAACTTTCAAAATAGTATTCTTTCCATGATTGTTTGTGTATTGCTTTAATAGGACGTTTCCTTGTCTTACCATCTACACGTTTCCAACGATAACCATATGCTTTATATCCATGTTTTAATGCACGTATGATGTTAGTGTAACCAGTATTCTTTCCTGATACTTCTAATGCAGCTTCTTTAATACTATCCCAATAAACTTCTTCTCCAGTTTCTACATTTAATCCCATAATTTCAATACCAGTTCCTTTACCAGTACCTCTATATTCTGGATTCTGCCAACCAATTAATTTCTTTTCTTTTGGTTCTTCTATTATAATTTCTTCTTCTACTTCAGTATCAACATCATATGCATTCAATTCTTTAATATAGTATTCTTTCTTTTCTTCTAACTCTATTTCAATACAATCACATATCTCTTTAGGCATAAAATTATGATTTTTATGTTTTCTCATTTCTCTATGTAAGAGTAAAGGTGACATTCTCATTGCACTATCAATGTGTTGTTTCCATACTTTATTGATTGCTAATGTTGTCGCACCCACATAAGTTGTTCCATCTACTTTGTTGATTAGTTGGTAGATGATTCCCTGAGACATGGTTTTTTGTATTGAAGTGTCGTATAATATGTATTATAGAGTTTGCTCATGTGTTATGTTATTAGGACAAATCAGTCTTTGAGAACCAATATAAATAATGGGTTTTTTGTAGTTGAAGTAACTCCGGATATACTTGGGAGTAACTGTCAAGTAACCTTGGAGAAACTTCCTGTCTTTATCTCCTAAACCTCCGATCTTATCTCCTAAACCTCCGACCTCATGCAACCTTAGTCCGCAGGCTATCACACTCAGAGCACTTTGTCAATACCCCCCACGAAAAAATTACAAAACCCACACATAAATTTTCTGAATCTTATAAATATTGCTTATAAGAGACCCCCCTTGACGTGTGGCGGGTGATCGGTTATAATAACAAAGTACGAGATTCACCTACGAGACCTATGTACGAGCACGACTACGAGTTTTCATACGAGTATAACAACGAGTCTTATTCATACAATCTCGACGAGATGTGTGAGTACGCATCACAAGATATGCAATATAACATACAAGATTCATACGAGATTGATGATGAGTATGCACGAGATTCATGTGATTACAACGAGATGGCATACAGACATTATGCATAACATATAGTGCTTGCGAGCATTATACATCTATGCTACAATACGTATTATCATCACACGAGATTCACACATGTACACACAAGCGCACAAACGTATGGTGAATGTAACACTTAATATCGAGTGTTATGAAGATCTAGACTTGGAGAATATCAATTGGAATGATATTCTTGGTCTAGAAGGAGATGAGAATGTTGATATTAGCATCAAAGAAGTAGCAGATATCTTTTAAATTACCAGTTCCCCAACTGTCACACGAGGTCATCAGAGACCCTTATAAGCCTTATAGAGAGTGCTTATGAGTGTGACAGTTGGGGAACTGGTCTAAAACCCCTTGTAATGGCACTCGTGATGGTTTATGTTGGTTTCGTGGTCGGGAAAGTAACATTTTTCTCACCGCAAGTTGTTAACACTAACTGATCATGAACTACACACTCAAACAACTTCAAGATCGAGTCAACAACCTGATTGAACAACAGGGTGAAGATGCACATTGTGCGGCATGGATTTACACTAAAGAAGATTGTCATTTGAAGGATGAAAATGGTGATTTTGATTATGATAATGTTGTAGAAGATCCTTTCCTAGTAAAACTTATCATGAAAGATGTTGGAGATATTGATTACATTTATCAAGTCATTCAAGAAAGTGTCGATGAATCAACTGAAGAACATTTAATTCAATATCAACAGGAGTTAGTGTAAAGAATATGTGTCAATAGTTTTAGTGGCACAGTAAATGAGCACTGTGCCTAAAATCGTGTATTGTATAGAAGTCGTCAGGAATTCACCGATGCAAGGCTACAACGGTTGGGCAAATTGGGAGACCTGGAATGTTGCTCTCTGGATTGGAAATGATGAGAGTTTATATCAAGAAGCAAAGCAATGTTCGAACTATCAACAACTTGTGAGCATTCTTTGGAAGTGTGGATCTAAAGAAACTCCTGACGGTTGTCGTTGGGATGATCCTGCAATCGATGGCCTTGAGATTAATGAAATGATGGCAGAACTGTGACAGTCGGCAAGGTGGCACACAAAACAGGCACGACCCCCAAAATCGTGTATTGTATACAAGTTGAGACATTTCACTCCAATGATTGTTCCTTTCTCTGAAGTTTCCGTGGGTTGTTCACTTGTTCTCAACAGAGAAGCAGGTGTGAAAGTATCATCCCGTACTGCAGATATTATTGTCGGTGAAGTTGATGGTAAATCTATTTGGAAGAAAGTATGGGTGAAGCAGAAACAAGATGTAGTCATTGCTGACCCTAACGGCAATGGAATTGTCCTCACATTCTGAACACTAACTGTCCTTTTGCTATTTGATTATGTTTGACGAAACTTGGACTGAGATTGTTGAAGCACCGGGTGAAATCTTCGATGTCATTGAATATAAAGAAGAATGGGAGAAAGATGATAAGTTTGACGTAGAATCTTACATCAACGGAAACACTGACTATTGATGTCTTTCGTATCAACTTTCTCCTATTCTAAAATGAACACTAACCTGGAAATGTTGACTGCTCGTGAACAACTGATGGAGGATATTGATTGTATCATCACTGAATACTTTCAGGGTATCGATGATGCTGAAGTGAATCAAGTTATAGAGATTCTCTGTGATGCCGTCTGCCGTAACTTTCCCACTAACTGACACAAACCCCATGACTGACAACATCATCGACCGGGACAATCTGCAGAATGCTTATATCGAAAGCATTATTGATGGTATGGATCACAAGACAATGTATCAGTACGTTTATGATAACTTAGCAGATCATCTTGACAAGTATTCTGTACAGGAACTTGTCACTGAGGTAGAAGACTACTATCCCGAACTTCTGGAGGAAAGTAACACTAACTGAGTCGGCCGCCCGGACCAGTTGGATAAGTGTCACACAAAATGGGCACGACCCCCAAAATCGTCTATTGTATAGAAGTCGTCAGGAAAGAAACGCAATGGCAACTCCAATCTTCACACTTTCACCCGAAATGCAACAGTCTTGGGATTATGTCATGGGTCAAATGTTGTCCTTCGTTAATGACACAAATGCCGATGTAGATATGGCATATGATTTTGTATGTGAGCAACTGGATATCGATTCCTTTGTTGATAACGAAGCAGCATGGAATGACTTCTACACTTACTGGGAAGCAGCAGAAAATCGTAACTGCACACAATACAACTTTGCCTGATGATAAGTTACACTGACCCTTGCACAATCGCACTTCAAACTGACAATCAACTTATGGCAATTCACGAAACCAAGTTCATCATCTCCGGTCGTTTTGAACGTCCTAATGGTCACATTATGCGTGATGAGTTAGGTTACATTGCTGCCACTAAAGAGGAGGCAATTGCTACATGTCAACGCAACAATCCTAACTTTCACATTCACACTGTGAGAGAGGATCATAGTGTGCCTGAGGTTGTGAAAATGCAACTCCTTCGTTAACACTAACTCATTCATTCCTTCATTAACATCATCATGCGTTATTCTGTTCACTGTCCATCTGCACCCTACGAAAATTCTTCCTTTGTTGATATCGACGATGCATGGAGTTTGTGTTTAGATCTCTCTGAAGAATTCGGTTATGCTGAAGTTCGTCAGGGTGATCATCTTCTAGGAAGTTACACAAACGGGCAATAGGGTGGGACCAGTTGGCAAAGTGGCACAATTTTTTGGCACGACCCCCAAAATCGACTATCTTAAGGAAGTGGAGGGGACAGCACCCCTCACGACCTCAGTCCTTTCTCTTCTCTCTCATGCGTAAGATCGAATCCGAAATGATTGCTGCAATCAACAACAATCAAGATTGGAAATCTGCAAACACCGAGGTTATTCACACTTGCGATAATGTGAACCCTCCCGTGTCTCATGTGTATCTTCACGGCAACAAGATTGCTGAGGTTGGTGATGATTTCCTCAAACTTTTTGATGGTGGATGGCAATCTAACACTACTAAGTCACGTTTGAATGCACTTCTCTCTGAGTTTGGTTACACTTGCGGAACAAAACGTGAGTATATTTTCCAGAAGCAATTTGAGTGGTTCATTCAAATGTTCGACCTGACAGAAGAGGCAATGCGGACTATTCCTTTCACCAACGGAATGCGTCTGGCAGGATGACAACTTTGGGGGTTAAATTCCCCCTCAATTGTCTTCACCTTTCTTCTTCATTATGACTCAAAACCTTCACATTGAACATCCCGAAGATACCATTCTCACAGGTGATCTTAGTGTCCTTGATTCTCTCCTCTCTGAGGGTCATCTATCCGTGAAGATTGATGGTGCTCCGGCTATAGTTTGGGGAACTAATCCTGTGAATGGAAAGTTCTTCGTTGGCACTAAATCTGTCTTCAACAAAGTTAAAATTAAAATCAATCATTCTCATGAAGAAATTGATCAGAACCACGTCGGTGAAGTTGCAACAATTCTGCACTCTTGTCTTGATTGGTTGCCTCATACAGATGGCATTTTCCAAGGGGATTTTATCGGTTTCGGTGGATCTGATGAATATACTCCCAACACAATTACATACAAGTTCCCAACAGTAATCGACCAAAATATTATCGTTGCTCCTCACACTTACTACACTGCAAAGTATGATCTCCGTGATGCAATTGCACACCCGATGAAGTTCATTATCACCGACACAGTTTACTGTAAGTTCGTGAAACCCGTGGCACGTATTTTCACCGGCAATTATGATACCTGTGTAGGTGACTTTGGTGATCTTTCTGAAGTCATTCAGTTTGCTAAGGTAATGGCACAAACTGTGACCTTCGTGGATGATAAGAAAGCAAAGAAGATTAAGCAGCAATTGAATAAGTGTATTCGTGAAAATACACCGATTGATGATAATGCTTTTGACTGTGATTACACACTAATTGCATTCTGGAAATTAGTACAATCTATCAAAGATGATGCACTCTTTCTTTGCCGTAATAATGGTCCTGAAGCATACATTGGTCAGGATCGAATTGACTCCGAAGGTTATGTCTACTCCAATGAGTTCGGTACATTTAAGTTGGTGAATCGTCAGTCCTTCAGTGTTGCTAACTTCAACAACACTAAGTTTAAAACAGTCTCATAAGTCCATTCGTTCGTGAATCACCAGTTGGGGGGTATGTGCCCCCCTTATGTGTTGCCCGCCGTGCGTGATGCCCCCCCCCGTATATAAAAACCCCTAACTTCCCTAAGCTATAAACGACCCAATTAGACCTTTAAATATGAAATTCAAAGTTTTTTTTTTACAGTCCATAAAAAAAATCCGAGTATAAAAAAATCATCAAAAAGGTTCGATATTTAAAAATTCATATATAAAATCGAGAATAAAAAATATAGAGATGGAAAAAAATCCGCAGGAAAATTTCACGACCATAGAGATCGATCCAATAAGTGGGGAGCACTATATAAAAATTCCCGAGTGGATTTGCGATGAGAGGGGATGGTATGAGGGAGTTGAAGTTAATATTGAGGTTGAGAATGATTGTATTATAATTCGTGATATTGACTGATTATAGATAGAGTGTTATGATACTGAAGTAACGACATTGAATTATGGCAAAAGGATTTACTGTAAAAGCAAAGACTCCACAAAAGTCTGATAATACTGAATCAGAATGGGATTATGAGAAAGCAAAGGAAATGGTAAGAGGCAAGTCTATTGTCTTTTGT